ACACTCAAAAAAAAAGGTTGACTAATCATATGAAATCGTATATTATCGTATGTAACTAAAGGAGGCCTATGGCTAAAATGAGAAAGTTCCACTTTTGGAATGAGAACGGCGACGAGAAAGACACAGAACAATTAAGTTTAACAAGAGCAGTTAAGGCTGTACAAAGTGACTTCAAGGACATGTTCATCGGAGTTGAGTATATTAGTAAAAAAGGTAAAGAAATAGTAGACAGAGTAAAATTACCTTGGGGTAGAAAAGTAAGACAAGCAATAGCTACTGAAAAGAAAAGAGCCGCACTTAAAGCAAAACAACAGAGATGATTCTAGATAGAATTAAACAAGCTGGTGAAGATTTAAGAATGCTCCAAGGGCATGACAGATTACAATATCTAGTAGACAAAGCAAGAGAAGTTGAACCTTTACCAGAAGAAACAAAGACAGAGCAGAATAGGATACATGGTTGTGCTTCAAACTTGTGGATCATAGGTGGAGCAGATTCTGATAACAAAATGAGATACCTAGCAGACGGTGATGCTTTTATTACCAAAGGAACTGCTAAAGTAGTAACTGACATTGTAGATGGGTGTGACAAGAGTGAAATAGCAAATCTTACAGTGGAAAACTTTGAACAGCTAGGTATTAAAGAACTGCTTACTTTGCAAAGACAAAACGGCTTAGGACAACTTATTAATAGAATAATTGCAATAGCAACTGTTTAGTGTAATAAATTTTTAATCTCTTGACAACAACACAATCCTGTGTTACATTATAAATAATGTTATGAACATTCTGTTCCGTTATTATGTGAGCGACAGGAGATAAGATGAAAAGTGTTGTATATGATAATTATATGCGTAGCACATACGGTGAACTTTCAAAGTGGCCAGTGTACGGCATGAAAGGTTTAATACCTCACTCAGAACCATTCAAAGAAACTAGACTACGATTTACACAAAATTGCTTGCAACGACTATATGATATTTCCAAACGGTTACTAAACAAATTGGAAAGGTAGTGTGCAACGGTAGGTGTAGTGTTAATGATACACTATGTTATTGTACCTAACGGATACTAACCATTAACGCAGAGTGCGACGGCTCTGCCTTAATATATACTTGTATGAAACGAGATTGGAACAAGTCGGACATCTGTAACGAAATAAGTAAAATAACTTGGGCCGCTAACGATGCTAGGATGGACGGATTTGTTACTTGGGGATGCAAGCAAGATTTATATGAAATACTATGGTTTGTTGAGGATGAACTTGCTAAATGTTCTACCTATGAAGACGAAGCTGAATATGTAAAGAAACGTGAACAACACATTTTGTTGAAAACACTAGGAAAAAAATGAAAATAGGAATAGCTGGTTACGGATTTGTAGGGCAAGCACACGAGGGTGTACTCAAAGACTATCATGACATTATTATAAGCGATCCTGCTAAAAAGATGTACGGAGACTTACGACACGCAGATGCAATTATTGTTTGCGTAAGCACACCACAAGGATCACACGGCGGATGTCATATGGACAACGTGTATGAAGTTATTGAAGGCTTACCTGATGTACCTATATTAATCAAAAGCACAATATCAATAGAAGGCTGGGACATGTTGAAGCATGTATTTCCTAACAAACCATTAACATTCTCACCTGAGTTCCTACGTGCAGAAACAGCACTTGAAGATTTTCGCAAAAACGATACAATATTACTAGGAGGAGGAGATACAAACTTTTGGGCAGATATATTCATTACAGCAATGGGACAGATTAATATCAGCGTTGCGAAACCAAAAGAACTTATCCTGGCCAAATATGCTCGCAACAGTTTCCTAGCACTTAAGGTTGCATATTTTAATCAAATAAATGATCTTTGTAAATCATTAGGGGTTGACTACGAGCAAGTAAGACAGTATACTATAATAGACAATAGGATAGGTGAAAGCCATACCACTATAACAGATGAACGTGGTTTTGGTGGACATTGCTTTCCTAAAGATACAAAGGCATTTACAGTTACAGCAGACAAGACCAAGGCTAACTTAACTATACTCGAACAAGCAATTAATTATAATAACGAAGTAAGGAAGGATACGACTTGAAGATGAAGATAATAACGGGCAATGCTAACCCGGAATTAGCACAACAGATTGCCGACCATTGTTTTGCGACATTGGTTCCAGCAAAAGTTGATACGTTCGCTGACGGAGAAACAAGCGTAGAGTTTTTAGAAAACATCAGAGGTGAAGATGTTTTTATTATCCAATCAACATGTACTCCAGTTAATGATAGTCTAATGGAACTTATGATTATGATTGATGCGGCACGTAGATCAAGTTCTAGTAGAATTACAGCAGTTATTCCTTACTTTGGTTATGCAAGACAGGATCGTAAAAGTGCTTCACGTACTCCTATTACAGCAAAACTTGTTAGTAACTTATTAACAACAGCAGGTGCTGATAGAATTCTTACTATGGATTTACATGCAGGACAGATACAAGGCTTCTTTGATATTCCTGTGGACGATTTAACAAGCCGTGTAGTATTTGCAAAAGATATCAAACGTTCAATTGGTTGGAGAGATGATCCAGAAATACAACAACAAGGAACAGTATTTGTATCACCAGATGCAGGTGGTGCAGTTAGAGCTAGGAAGTTTGCTGATATGTTCCATGGAGACATTGCTATTGTAGATAAGATGCGTCCGGAGGCAGGCAAGAGTGAAGTAATGAATCTTATTGGTGATGTAAAAGGTAAACATGCTATCCTAGTAGATGACATTGTGGATAGCGGAGGTACTCTATGCAAAGCGGCAGAAGCAATTATGAAAGCAGGTGCCCTTAGTGTTCGTGCATATATCACACACGGAGTGCTTAGTAATGAAGCATGTCAAAAGGTAGAGAAGTCAGTACTAGATGAACTTGTAGTCACTGACAGTATTCCTAATCGTTGTCCTAAGAATTGTAAAAAGACACGACAGGTAAGTGTTGCTCCATTGTTTGGTGAAGCAATACGCAGAGTAACTAACGAAGAGTCAGTAAGCAGTTTGTTTGTATGACTCAATATAAACAAAGAAAGGTCGTATGAAGACTAATATAGTAATAGGTATGCCACATTTGCTGGCAAATGGTAAATTAAACTTAAATCATTTCGTTAAGATAACAGGAGATGCACACTGGCGGGTACAAAATAAAAAGCCTAGTGAGTTGTACGTAGATAATAAACGAGTATATAATAGTTTCTTATGTAGTGATATTAATATACAACAAAACTACCGTGAAGATGATGCATTTACTATAGAGACAACTGGCGAACAGCTGGATGACTATATCTACTGTAGCACACACAAATTTAATAATGATACGGTCAAAATGTATTCAGTTGGTATACATATTGAAGATCATAAAGTTTGCCGTGTAAACAAATCTGGTACTAAACGTGATATTTTTTGGGACAAACATAGAACTGAAAAACTCCGGGCAAATACGAAGCCACACTTTCAACAAACATATCAAACAAGTTATTTGGTAGATTTTAATAGTGCAGGTGTTTTATATTGTGCTAATTACCTAACATTTGCATATCGATATATGAATGATCATAACTTTTTTAAGGACATAAAAGAAATATATTACCTTGGAAATATAAAACCAAATGAAGAAATACATATTGGTTGTTCTGCTAACGAAGATCTAATAATATATAGTAAAGACTTTACTCCTATTGCAGTACTCAAAGGACCTAATATTGATGTTTAGTCTAAGTTTTCTATGTGCTTGATGTACTCTGACATTGAATGATCACCAAAGCTGTCTATCTTACCTTGCTTTAGTCCCATCCAGATACCACGCCACTTATCTTTGAACAACTGCCAACCTGTAGGCTTTCTGTATTTTCCATAAGCATTTAGATAATGTTCTGTACCGTGATGTACATATCCCATTGCCCAAAGAGGAACAGTAGTGACGATGTCATTGTTGTTCTTCCAACGGTGATGTGCAACATCTAAGCTCTTAACATATCCTCTCCACCCCACACGTGGGCTACCAAATGTATAAAGCTCGACTGGATCGTTAAGTTCTACGTCATGCCTACAACGGCTTGCCATAATAGTTGCCATTGCCGCTCCTAGTGAGTGTCCACAGAACCAAAGTGTCTTACCTAAGTTTGCTTTACGATTAATATCTTCTGTAATCGCAGGCCATAGTTCATCTACTTCTGCCTTAAATCCTCGATGTACTCTTGAAACAGTTTCTGCCATTACTGGCAATGCTTTTAAATCTGCACTAATATCGTTGAACTCTGTTGGTTCGGTTCCCCGACACGCAATCACTAGATCTGTTTTGTTCATGAAGCGGTACGCCTGTGCGCCGTCCTTTTCGTAAAACTCTGTTGTTGTAAAGCCTAACCGTTTTGCTTGACTCTTAGCTTCTTTCGTGCTATTATAAGCAATAGAAGCTAATTGTGCAAATAGTAGGGACCTTTCATTAAATGTTAATTGTTTTATGCCCATCGTTGCCCTCCGTTATGTAGTAATATTTATTTTATTAACGGTAAATACATTGTATAGGAAAGTGTCATGAAAAAACAAACTCGTAGTATATTAGATGAACTTAACAATCTAGGCCTAAGCAAGGACCAAGATCGTTTAATTGAGACAACAGCAAACAATATCATCAATAGTTCTATCAACTTAATTAATAATATGCATAAAAACTATGACACAGCTACAGCTAATGAACTAGAACGGCGTTTTTTAAACAGTATAAAAAGTGGAGACCCACGTAAATTCAAACGCGGTGTGCAAAAAGTAATTGAAAGTAGGAAGAAAAATGATTCTTAACGAAGGCGGAAACGTATTTAAAACAGAACCTGAAAAAGAACTAATTGCACAGCGAATTGGTACAGTAGATGTAGATCCTACTATCAAATGGCTTGAAAAGGTTATTGGATTTGAGATAGATGAACAAGACCTACTCGGTACCACTGGTAAAAAGAATCATCCTAGTGGAAAGTTTGAACTTAACTCTTCAGGTGATTTGGATATCAATACAGATTTGAATAAGGTTAGTAAAGAGCAATTAAAAGATAAATTAACTGCCTGGTGTAAAAGCCAAGGTATTGCCGATCAAGATATAATGAACATAGGCCGCAAGAAACAAGACGGGTGGATTCACGATGCAGGAGATCAAGTACATTTTCGTACTCCGATAAAAGGTAATGCCAACAACGGCTTTGTACAAACTGACTTTATGTTTACCTTAAAACCAGACTATCAGCGCGGCGCCAAGCGTGGCGGCACAGATGAATACGGCGGAGCATTGAGAGCAATGTTACTAGCAAGTCTTGCAAGAGGACGTGGATATAAGATGAGTCCTAAGTTTGGAATACTTGACCCAAATAAAGGCGATGCTGTTATTGCTGATGATTGGAAAAAAGATATTCCAGAAATATTATTAGGTAAAGGCGCAACCGAAGAAGATACTTACACTGTTGAAAGTATGATTGCGTTCTTAAGAAAGAATGAACCAAACTACGAAGAACTAATTTCTCAGTTTGAATACCAACTGGAAAAAGCAGGTAAGAAACTTCCTGAAGCTGTACAAACACTAGAAGACAAACAACTACAAAGAATTAAAGAGCTAAGTGGTGTAGCACTTAATAGCACTAGGATTATCTGTTAATGAGATTTTACGAATTTAAACAAATTGATAAAAGTATTATAACGGAAGGTGCTAGAATAGATCATGCCGAAGATATAATTTTTGATGATGGTTCTAAAGGAGCCATACGTGCAATAGAATCTCTCAAGAAACTAGAGCAAGGAGGACACGAAAATGTCACTATTAAATGGGACGGATCTCCCGCTATCGTTTTTGGCCGCAATGAAAATGGAGAGTTTATACTTACAGACAAATCTGGTTTTGTTAAAAAAGGCAGAGTTGAAAGAGCTAAAAGCGGAAAAGACCTTGCAGGACATTTACTCAACAGAGGCGGCGGAGCCAACAAAGATAAACCAGACCGTATAGAATTTGCAAACAACATGAAAGATATCTTTGATGAGTACGAAAAAGCAACTCCTAAAGACTTTAGAGGTTACTTAATGGGTGACTTGTTATATTATAACACACCTGAAATAAGAAACGGCAAATATATCTTTACACCTAATATTGTTACCTACGAAGTTGCTACAGAAAGTGATTTAGGCAAACGTATAGCACAATCAAAGACTGGTGTTGTGGTACACAGATTGTTAGACGAAGAAGGCAACCAATCTCCAGTTCCACAAAATTTAGCAATGCTTGGTACTGAAGTTTTTATATTTCCTAGTGTAACAGTTTCTAAACCAGCAACTATTGACGACAACGATATTAACACATTAAAAGCAACTGTAGCTAAAGATGCACAGGCAATTGATTCGTTACTCAACAAACAAGAACTTATACAATTAAAAATGACAGACCTACCTAAAATATTTTATACATATCTCAATAGCACTGTAGACTCGGGTGTAACAGATTATGCAAAAGGATTTATGGATTGGCTTAAGACTAGTAAGGTTAGCGGTGTGAAGCAACAACGTATCGCTGAATATGTAGGACAAAAGAATGCTGGATACAATGCAATGTGGAATACAGTAGCAGGTATTATGCAATTAAAAGACAAAATTATAAACCAATTCGACTCACACGATGCAGATGTAAAAGCACACATTGGTGACCATGGACCTGTTGATAGCTCAGCACACGGTGATGGTGGCGAAGGTTATGTAATGACACACCCTGAAGGTGATATAAAATTAGTATCTAGAGGATACTTTACAAAAGCAAACAGATCAATCAAACGTTAGGAGAGAACAAATGAAAATGAAAGATATTGTTAAAGAAGGAACACTAGACGACCTAGGTCTTAGAGGACATGGTGACGAGCTAGATAATGATGAAAAGGATATAGGAAGGGGTTTTGAAAAAACTTCAGTCTTTGATCAGCTCGGAGCAGTGTTGGATACACGCACAGGTGATGATCCAATTTCAAGCATAAAAACTGATGACGGCAAGGAACTTAAAGTGACGCCTCAGCAAGCAGTCATGTTACGTAGGCTCCTTACAGCAGAAGGAATGAAGCCACAGTTGAAATTACGTTTTACAAAAGATATACAGATGAGTAACAACTTACATGACTTCTTAGATGTACATCCTGATAAAATGTCGCAGGTTTTTATTAAGAAGTATATGTAATATGCAATTAGATTTTTTACAGCAACTTGAAGAAGCAAGAATGACACGTAATGATCAAAGCGTAAAAGTTTTGACATATGCAGATTGTTGTGAAAGATTATATCTTACACTACTAATACTAGAACTACTAAAAAACTTTCCAAATGCAACAAGTGTTGTACGTGATTACGCTCGTAAAACTATTGATGTTAAGTATGAACGTTTCAAAATGAATAGTACAGACTTGTATAACTTCATATACTTTGTTACTGGTGACGAACGTGCATTAGGCAAACTAAAAGATCCTGGAGCTGCAATGCGTTCAAGACAATCAACGACTCTCCCGTTAGATGCTTTGAAAGCATATCTAAGATCTATCAGCAGTGGATCAACGCCTAATCCTACACAGTTATTTGTAAGATTAGAGAACGTTCTAAATGTATCAAACACTGACTATAAAACAATTAGACGCAACGTAACAAATTGGACTCAGCTTACTAATGACAAAAGACGAGTTATTGTAACTAAACTTCTATATGCAACTAGAGCTAAACTAAGAAGCAGTGATATAATAGACGACCTAGAAAAGTTTGCAAGTCAGCGTGATCTAGAAAGCAACTGGGTAAAAGATAACGAGCCTACTATCAGTATGCCAGACATGAGTGCCGCTAGTAGAGATTATGTGTTCTATAGATATCTTGTAGGACCTGAAAATATTATGTTAGTAAAAGGCTTTTTACAACTAATGGCAGAAGGAAAACCTATACCAAGTAATATGGTAAGAGCTATGCGACCAGCAGTAAAAGCACTAGATGACATTGTTAGAGCAGGCCCTGCATACATAAGTATGTTTAGATCCATCCAAAATCGAGCCAAAAAGACCTTAAAGTAGGTTATTTTTGCCTGTAGACTAAATACAAAGTAGGAAAACGACTTAACGTTTTCCATGAAACACTCCGGAGCGGAGTGGCTATTTAGAACAGGAGAAATAAAATGGCAACATATGACTTTACACCAGTAAACGGCGGCGCAAACGCAGTCGGTACTTTAGAAAAAACAGCACAAATAAACGGATTTTTAATCAGTTTAGACAGTGATTCAGATGGAACAGATGATGCTCCAGTAGATCTACGTGCAGTAGACGCAGCACATGGTTCACTTTATGACTTAATTCTTAGAGAATTAAGCCCATTAATGGCACATGCTATCAATGACGGCACAGGCGTAATGAGTGTGATCATGGACGGACATCACGGCGATGCAGCTTCAATCAAAGCACGTTTAGTAGCACTAGACGGCATTGGTACAGACACAACTGTAGCAGCAGCAGCAAGTTTCGCAGTAGCTTAATAGCTTCACTGTAAGTTAACATTAAAGGGCTCAGTTTTCACTGGGCCCTTTTTTTATCTCTGTAAATATAGTCATGCGTGTAAAGATTATTACAGTTATTGATATTACAGAAACAAAAGCTCGCAAAGAAGATGACAAACTTGCAAAAAATCAGCAAGCAAATTATCTTACAATGTTGCAGACTGTTGGTATGAGAGTACAACCAGCTCCACTAGAAGTTCAAACTCTAGTAGGCGATGTAACAGAATTTGGCTTTGGAAATGCAATACAAGATAAACAACGTTATTGGACATTTGAATTTACGTATGACCAAGTTGGTGCTATAACAGAAGAAACATTGTTAACAGATTTTGACCTTGTGCCTATCATTACAGGATTAAATGATACAGCTATCATAACCAACAGTGCATTTAGGACTAAACACAAGGCAGACCGTAATATTATTTTTAAACTATCTGATAATTAATTAGGTAACTTGGCATAAATAATATTACTAAGGCAAACAAACATCTCAATTAGGTACGAACAGACCCCTTGCACAACTGCAACAGAGAGAAATATTATGGCAACAGCCTTAGAAAAAAAGAACTTAGAAGCACATGTTGACTTATGTCAACAGAGATATGAAAACTTAGAAAGCCGCTTGACAGCAGTCGAGAAAAAACTACATCATGTGCATCTTGATATTCAACAAGGCAACAAGTCTATGATAAAAGTTATTATAGGAGCAACTGGTACTATTGTTGCTGGCTTACTTTCCACTATTGTCGTTCTACTGATTAACTTCACATAAAACAACTAAATAACAGTGTCATGCTATTAAGAGAACTCACATATCACGTCACCGAAGCACAATTAGATGCCGCTATAAACGCCGCAATCGCAAAGATACAGTCTGATGGAAGCATGTGGCGCAAAGTTAAGCAAGGTGCTATAAACAGCCCTGAGCTTAAAACTATACAAACTGCCCTTACACAATTAGGTTTCAAAGCAAAACCTGATGGATGGTTTGGTCCAGGCACGGCCAAAGCAGTAAGAGACTTTCAAAAGTCTAAAGGACTAAAAGTTGACGGTGATCCAGGACCCAACACACTAAAAGCAATGGCTAATGCTGTTGGCAGTGGTCGTGGTAAGGAAATTGAAAAGCCCGGTGAGAGACAAGCATACTTAGATAAGAACAAAGAAAAGCCAGTAGCACAAAAAGGTGAAGGTGCTTATAAAGTCATAACAGGTTCAGGACAAGGCACACGTTACAAAGTTTATGACAAGGATGGCAATGTAATTGCAAGTGGTAGAGGAAAAGGCCCGGCCAACATTCCTGTAAAAAAAGATCCAGATGCAAAAGATCCGCGTGGAAATCAAATACCTATAGCAGACTTCAAAGGCGCTAATACAGATGAAAAAGTTGTAGCTGTTGTTGATGATGCATTAAAGACAGCAAGAGAAAACAACAACACAGAACAAGTAGCACAAATTGTTGCCGCAGGTAGTGCAAACTTTAATAATGTTGCTTCACCAGTTGAAAGAGCTGAACGTGCAAAAGCTATAATTGCAACTGTAACCAACACAGAATTAAACGATCCAAAAGTTAGAGCAGCACTTGCACCACAGTTACTCGCAGTTGACTTAGAAAAAATGGATCCAGAAGAAGCTCTAAGAAAATTTGTACAAAGTTCTTATGCTTATGTTATACCAGAGCGATTTAGAGATAAAGCAACAGACAAGCAAAAGTTTGAGGCTATGGTTCGCAAAGCACAAGACGAACAGATGATGAGTGCGTTTACAGATCCTAGCAAAGCAATTAAAATAATACAAGATGAAATAAAGAAAATAGAATCTGAAAAAGGTCCCAAAGTAAATACAGACGGACCGCAAGCACCAAGTGGTGATAACAATGTTGGTGATAGTGGACAGAATAGTAGTAAAACTGACAAAGAAGTAAAACTTTCTCCTCCACCACAACTTAAAAAAACTGATGATGAAATAAAAGATTTTGCGGCGGCAGTGGATACTGCACCACCAACTGAGAAGCCTGTGGTAATGGGCATGACTCAAGAAGTAGCACAAGCAGTAGAAGCATTAGGTGGAGATTTATCTACTAGCAACTTAGAGAAACTAGTAGTAACAATAGAAAAGCAAAGCACTAAACCAATACTACAAAAAATAGTTGGTAGACGTTTAGAAAAACTATACAGCAAAGATGACCTAGCAGACCTAGATGGAATAGAAGGTGATGAACTAGAAGCTGCAAACATGTTAATTCAATTAAAGACTGCATTAATGGCAGGAGAAGCTACTAAATTTGTTTACAAACCAAAAATCAAAAAAGGTAGCGGCCAAGACAACAATCCAAATAAAGGTGGCGGCAGAGGCGATGGCGATGCTGAAATGGCACGACGTGCTAAAGATAAAGATATACCAAAAGCAGAACCAGCAGCAGAATTTCCTGATATTGATGCAGCAATGATTGGCATAGCAGAATTACAACCAGGTGACCGAGTTATTATCGTCGGACAAGAGGCAATAGTTGATTCTGGACCAGATGGCAGAAAGTATTATCAATTTAGTGCGCCGGGCCCGGCGACAGATGCAATGGCAGCTGCAGAAGTTAAAAGAAGAAAAGCTGATGCTAAAAAAGATGAACCTAACCTTACTGATCGCCAAAAGATAGTATTAGCAAGTACAGCTGAACAACTTTATCTTTCAATGAAGGGCGGTACTGGCATTGGAACTTCTAAGAATAAACTAAGAAGGCAACTTAAGAAGATTGAAGATAAGGATCAATATGATTTTGTTGCTAAAGAATATAAAAAGGAATATGGCACCGATTTGTTTGATCACTTCTATGATGAAATGAGCGACAGACACATTAATAAATATGTAGCACCAGAAATGAAACGTCTTGGTATTGAAATGCCGGAAAGAAGTGAGTTTGAAAGTTTTACATACGAAAGTATAATAAACGATTTACAAGACTTTATTAACGAAAGGCAAGTATGGGCCAAGTCAGGTTCAAAGGTTGTACGGAAATATCGTTGCATGACCGGCAAACGCAAAGGCAGAGTTGTAAAACAAGCTAGTCAATGTTTTGCCGCACCGGATATAAAAAAGCGTATTATGTTGAAAAAGACAAAGGCACGTTTAGGCAGCAGGATGGCACGTAAGGCTAAACGCACTAAAAGAACTAATCCAACCTCTAAAAGAGTAGCACAAATGAATAAGAGTTCAAGATGATTGTACATGATATAGTTGAAGCTGGAGCTACAAGAGTTTGGAGTAGAAGTGGAGGCAAACAAACACGTAAGTTTAGATGCCAATATGGAGCAAGAAAAGGACAAGTTAGAGCAAGTCCGGCTGCTTGTAATGCTCCTATAAATGTAAAAAAGAGTGTAGGACTAAAACAAACTAAAGCTAAAAGAGGCGGAACAATGAAAGTCAAAAGTGCAATAGCACGTAGAGCAAACCCTGCGTCAGTGCGATTGACTAGGTTAAATAAACCTAGAAGTTCCCCGTTTGGAAGGAAGAAATTTAAATGAGAATGCATGAATTATTAGAGAATGAATTAGATGTTATGTCAGCTGATGACAAACAAGTAACACTTAAAGACCCTAAAACTGGCATTGAAACTAAAGTTCCAAGAGATCCAAACAAACCCGGAGTAATTCAAAAAGACCCAAGCGATGCAAGCGGTAAAAGATTTGTAATCGATACAGGGCAGACAGGTGAAGTTGACAAAGGAATTCAACCTGGTGCTAAAGTAGTAATGAAAACTCCAATGTAATGAAGATAAATGAATTAATACAATCATTTGAAATATACAAAACCAATGAAGAAATAGAATTGTTGGACAAGATGGATGTGAAACCACAACCATTAAGTTCATATACTGAAAGAGAACAAGTCATAATTGATAATATGGTGAAGAAAAGTTTAGTAAGTAAAATACGCAATAAGGATCTTTTTTTGGTTTTGAGAAATGATTGATGATCAAATACTACTACAGTTAGAAGAATTAGTTAACAGCGTAGATCTAAGTGTTATTCCTTATCAAAAAGGGAACAGCATTAGGATCAAGCACTATGTTATCCGTAAATCCTGGCACGGATATCTAATCTATGACACTAAAGCAAATAAACAAGTAACTAGTTACTACAGCAAATCAGCTGCAGTAGCACATGTTCATTCTTGTGTACATAATAGAGAAACAAACATTGCAGAAATAGTAAAATTAGATAATTTACTTAGCAAACACCACGTAGATAGTCTATTTTACAAGAATACTATACAAAAAACAAAAGACGAGTTAAAGCGTAGCGTAGCCGAATCGAGACTAGATATAGCCCTTAGCTACACACATGACGCTAAAGCCAGACTGATGCAGTATATTCTAGGTTAAATGGCTAAATAACTATAACACAATAAACATTAGGAAGAGACTGATGAACATTAGAGAAATAAACAAACCAGTGACGGCGGCTTCATTGAATGAGAGCCTAGCTAAGAGATTCGGAAAGAAGATAAATCTTGAAGCATTTACATTAGAGCAACTTGAAGATGCTAGAAACAAACTAAGAACAACACTTAGTCAATACGAGACAAATGAAAGTTTCGATTCAGTGCATGACGCAAAATATCAAAAGAACAAACTCTTCCTAGACGTTCTTAATCAAGCAGTCATTGAAGCTGAAGAAGTAGCAGAAAAAGGTAAAATGCCAATGGGCCCAGGACCAGATGGTAAAAAAGGCACTGACGACGATAAGCCTGCATTCTTAGATCAATCAAAAGGCAAAGATGGTAAAAAAGACGACAAAAAAAGTTCAAAAGGTCTAAGTGCAAAACAAAAGAAATTACCAGCAGGATTACAGGCTGCTATTGCTAAGAAAAAAACACCCGAAAGCAAGCACATTGATGAAGGAAAAGCTATCATAGATAATTATTTTACATCACTATTAGAAGGCGAAGAAGACAAAGCAGAGATTGTTATGGCTTCTAAAGATATGGTAGACCGTGTAACAGGTTGGATGGAAGACACAGCAGAAATGCAAGCTGAATCAATGCTAGAACTAGGCGATGCAATACGTGATGAGATGGGGCAAGCACAGTCAGAAACATTTATAGGTACAGTAAAACCAGGACTTGAAAGTTTATACACAGCACTTGAAGCAACAAGGGCAGCACTAACAGCTGGCGTAGCACAGTTGACAGGCGAAGGCGGCGGAGAAGTGCCAATGGGCGCCGAAGAAGAAATGCCCGGAGAAGAACCAGCACCAGATGCCGAAATGGAACCAACAGTTGATGCAGAAGCAGATGCAGCCGCAGACGATTTTGCTGCCGCAGAACCAGCAGCTGGAGGTGAAGAAGAAGCAGGCCGTGAAAAGCGTGAAAGCAAAATAGCCAAAAAGAAAATGATAGAAACTAGTCGCAGACTAGGTACAATTCTTTCAACAAAGAAGTAAGGATTAGACATGAGAGTGTCTGACATTATACTCGAACAAGAACCTAAAACAGCAAGTAAACTTGTACAAGTTTTGAGGACTGTTATTAACAGCGCCGATCAAGCAGGACAATCTGTTTACTTGCATTTTTCCAAACCTACTAAAGAAGATGTAAGACAAGGTTCTAAGAACCTTGACCTTAACAAACTTATGCAAAATGTAGGCGGCGAGCAGTTTGATTATGGTACATTCAAAGCTGCATATGATACTGATGCAAGAATTAAAACTATGGTAACTAATTTTAATGAAAAGGGTATTGAACCTAAAACTGCACAAGCTGTTAGCAAAGGTGATACACCTCAACAAGATGCTGAAGGCGACAAAGTATCACAAATGGCCAAAAACGCAACAGACGTTGGCGCAAGCATTTAATACTTGACAAGTAAGAACTAAGGTGTTATACTTAACACTAGGAGAAATCGTATGACTAAAGATAGAAGCAAAGAAGAAATAATTAAACATATAAAACACATTCTTGAGACTAATGTAGCACCAGGAGTAGCACAACACGGTGGTGTAATTGATTTTGTAGATTATGATAACGGACATTTACGTTTGATTTTAGGCGGTGCATGTAGTGGATGTGCTAGTAGCACAATTACGCTAAAGATGGGTGTAGAAAATATGGTAAAACATTATGTACCTGAAGTACATACTATTACAGCAGAAGACGACCCTAATTCAACAGTTGATCCTTATTACATGTCTGATCCGTTTATGGATAGATGGGATGAATATGAGGATACAGATGAGTCTAATTAATAACAAGTACAACTACCAACCCATTAAGAGAAAACAGATAGAGGGTAAGAGAAAATACCTTACCCCCGATGGAAGTGCAGTAGCCTCTGTTACAACTATTCTTGACGCTACAAAAGATAAGACACATCTTATTGCTTGGAAGAAGAGGGTAGGCGAGAAAAAAGCTCAAGAGATAGTAACCGAAGCGGCAGGGGTTGGTACCCGTATGCACAAATATCTTGAAGACTATGTAGAGTTTGGTGAGTGGCCTACACCCGGAAGTAACCCCTTTGCAAAAAAAGCACATCGTATGGCCGAGGTTATACGAGATAATGCAATGGTTGACGTAGATGAGATATGGGGTAGCGAAGTACAACTATATGTTCCTCAGTTATACGCAGGAACCACAGACTTAGTTGGCCAGTATAAAGGTAACCCCTGTATTATGGACTTTAAACAAACTAATAAACCAAAGAAGCCTGAGTGGGTAGTTGATTATTATTTACAAATGGTTGCATATGCAGAAGCACACAATGCAGTCTACGGTACTGAAATACGTGAAGGGCATGTTTTTATGTGTAGTCGCGGAGATGACGGAATGATACTAGGTGGTGAAACCTATCAACAATTTGATCTTTGGCCTCATGAATATGATGAATGGAAGCATGAATGGTACGAAAGAGTCTACACCTATTATGAAAAACATGCTTAGTTTAGAAAATCATTTTAGCACACCTATTGCAAAATTGCATGATCCTATACTTGCAAATACAATAAAACCTATTGCTAGAAATATTGTAAATGATAAAAACAACCAAACTAACATTTGGGGGTATAACTGTACATATGGCTCACCTATAGAAAGAGATGAAAAGTTACAGTACTTCAACAAGTGGGCTTTAGATCAAGGACGGTCATTTTTTAAAAGTTTAGGTTATAATGTTCAAGAAATAGATTTTAAATTAGAAGTTTTTGTGAGCGAACTATTTGAAAATGATTCCCATCCAATACATGTGCATCCTAATAGTAAAGTCAGTGGTATACTATATCTTGATACACCAGAAGGCAGTGCTAATATAAGATTCCATGATCCGAGACCTTTTAGAAACTTTGTTTCTTATCCAAAATTAAATGACTTAGACTATGAATTTGTTGATTTACCAGCCAAACAAGGCTGGTGCTATTTATGGCCAGCTTGGTTAGAACATGAAGTTTTACCAAATCACACAGGTGACAAAGGTCGATTGGCAATTGTCTTCAATATGTGACTAAATACATTAAATGAAGTAGGAGAAACTAGTGGCAGTCGTACAGATATCACGTATACAAGTTCGAAGAGGACAAAAAAATGCAGGCGCAGGTTTACCACAACTTTCTAGTGGAGAGTTGGGTTGGGCAATTGACAGTCGTGAACTGTACATAGGGAATGGCTCAGTTGCTGAAGGAGCTCCAGCAGTAGGCAACACAAAGATATTAACACAATTTGATGATATTTTTAGCCTTGCTGATCAATACACATATAGAGTAGATGACGGATATCTACAGACTGGTACTTCGAGTTCAAGTCCTATAGAAAGAACACTACAAGCAAGATTAGATGATATTGTAAGTATAAGATCTTTTGGACTTACTGGTATTGCAAGTGATGATGCAACAGTAGGATTACAACGAGCAATAGATCAATTGTTCCTAAATGATGCAACCAAAGCAAATGAATCAAGCAGAGTTGTGCTTTACATAGAGCCAGGCATTTATACTATTACAAGCACAATACACATACCGCCACAGGCAAATATAATCGGTGCAGGAAGAGACAAGACTATTATAAGAAACTCTGGTGATGGACCTATATTTGATACAGTTACAAGTTCAAGTACACCGGGTTCGCCTAATTATGCTCCTACTAGTGTTACCCAATCAAAGAATTTACGTTTTGAAAACTTAACACTAGACACTACAGCATCCAACAAAGGTTTAGATTTACAAAGTTGTGTCGACAGTTACTTTTTAAATATAGATATAACTGGGGCATGGACGCAGGCAGACAGTTTAGTTGACGCTAATATCGGAATACAAATGTCTAGTCTTAGTGGAAGTGTTGAAACAAAAAATAATATATTTCAAAACGTAAAGGTTACAGGATTTAGTTATGCTGTTGAATCTGTATGGGATATTAATAATAACACATTTGACAAATGCACATTTGATACATTAGGATACGGAATTACATTTGGCAAAGGCATGGTATTGGGAACGTCAGGAAAATCTACAGGTCCATCAAAGAATGTGTTATCAAACTGCTCTTTTGATAACATAAACAAGCAAGCGATCTATATCGAACAAGGTGAAAACAATTTGAGTCAGTCAAACAAGTTTACATTGTGTGGTAATGAAGCAGGTACAGAAGGACAGCCTGAAACTAGCATTATAAAATTTAATAAAAATAAAAACGATAGTGTAGACGACTTTTTTGCAAGAACAGCAGCTTTGTCTTATTCACAGGATTTTATTAACAATGTTCCTTATCTACCAGAAGTAGAAGGCAACAGTATATATACACAAGGATATCATAGTGTAATTAATATAGTTCAAGGTTCAAATGTAAAAACTTTTAGACTGCCAGGCAACGAGCATCAGTCGTATGATATAGATTATTTAATTACTGCTACAAATTTTGAAGCAGTTAGAAGTGGTACCCTTAGTATCACCCAAGAAAACTTTGGCACCCCAACAGTCAGTGTTGTAGATGAATACAATTACAGCGGAGATTCTGCTTATGAAGACGACATTAGCTTCTCTGCAGCGTTAATTGATGAAAATGCGGACTTGACAAACGAAACTATTTCTGTTACAATTAGTAGTACAAATTTAATAGCAGAAATGAAATTCACAATAAGAGTAAAACAAAGCAACATAATCTAAATGTTCAACTATAAAAAGTATGAAGACAGGTTAGCCGCCTGGAGTGATTTTCGCAAAGTTTTAGAAACTAGCAAAGATCCAGTCCAAGAAGCTATAAGTTACTATGATAATGCTCCTAGGGTGAGTATTAATACTGATCCTTGGGATCAGAAGACTTGGCCTACACCCTGGGAACTAGTTGCTGAAAATCAATATTGTAATTTTTGTATACTACTAGGGGTGTGCTATTCTTTACAGTTAACTAAACGTTTTACTGGTAAAGAGTTTGAGATATATATTGGTACAAACATTGAAAAGTCAAAAACAATGTATGTGCTGCAAACTGGAAGTGATGTTGTTACTGTTGAACAAAACGGGAATGATGTTAAAAAACAAAACAAAAGTTTAGATAAAATTGCTGTCGAAAAACGCTATGCAATGTCTAAGCTACACTAAATATAGAATCAGAAAGAGGTAAAAATGTCAAACGGAATAAACATCAACATAGTCAAACGCACAGGACAAAAAGAAGAACTTAACATTGAAAAGATACACAAGGTAGTAGAATTTGCTTGCGACGGACTTGCTGGTGTAAGTAGCAGTTTAATTGAAATGAATGCAAATATTCAATTTTATGATGGCATGAGCACAGATGAAATTCAAGAAATATTAATTAAAAGTGCAAACGATCTAATAAATTTAGATGCACCAAATTATCAATATGCGGCGGCACGGTTGCTTTCCTACGCTATTTACAAACAGGTTTTTGGTGAATATAAAACTGTAACATTAAAAGAAATGATTACACAAAATATAAACCGTGGTGTATATGACAAAGCAATTTTAGAATCATATGACGACGAAGAACTAGATAGACTAGACACTTATATTCATCACAAGCGTGATGAAAACTTTACCTACGCAGGACTGCGTCAGGTTGCAGACAAGTATCTTGTTCAAGATCGTTCAACAGGTGAAATTTTTGAGACTCCTCAATTCATGTATATGATGATTGCAGCAACATTGTTTGCTAACTATCCTAAAGAAGATAGAATGTATTATGTAAGGAGATATTACGATGCGACCTCACTTTTTAAAATCAATATCCCAACGCCAGTCATGGCAGGCGTCAGGACCCCTGTCAGGCAGTTTGCAAGTTGCGTTCTTGTTGACAGCGACGACACTCTTGATAGCATCTTTGCCAGCGATATGTCTATTGGACGTTATACGGCGCAAAGGGCAGGCATCGGAATCAACGCAGGACGTAT